CAATACCAAAAGTAGAATTACAAAGAGCAAACGGTGCTTTTCAATCTGCAACATCTGTTACATTTACAAGCGCAACAACAATAAGTTTTACAACAGGTACAGCTGGTTTAACAAACGGACAAAATGTTAGAATTTTAGTTACAAATCCAGATGGTAATGCAGCTAGAAGTAGCACAGATTTAACAGTATCAGATGGTCCAGCATGGACTACAACAAGTTTATCAAATGGAGAATCTGGTCAATCTTATTCAGCAAACTTAGACATAACAGCAGACAGTGCTTCAACAATTGCAACGTCTCCTGTTTCAGGATCCCTGCCTTCTGGTGTAACAATCGGATCAACGACTAATCCAAGTGGATCTACATATAGAGCTGTATTGTCGGGAACATTGCCAACAGTTGCAAGTCAAACACAGTATTCATTTACAATTCGAGCAACCGATGCGCAAGGTCAAACGGCGGATCAAGCGTTTACTTTAACGTCTGAAGTTGGTATACAAAACTCTGGAGGATTCTGCTAATGGCTAGTGCAAAACTTACAAAAACTTATTCATCATCAAGTAATAGAAGAACGTACACTTTATCTCTTTGGGCTAAATTTGCTAATGGAGATGCCAATTTAACTTTAGCAAATATTGGGCCATTTAGTGGGGATAATGAATTTAGACTTAGAAGAGATTCTAATGGTAGAATGGAAATTTATGATTATGGTTCTAGTGCTTATAAGATGAGGATTAGAACTACTAGAGTGTTTAGAGATATACATGCTTGGTATCACATTGTTGTAGCAGTTGATACAACACAAGGAACAGTATCAGATAGGCTTAAACTATATATAAATGGAGTTCAAGAAACTTCTTATTCTGCTGAGACACAAGCTAATAGTAATTTAGAAACTGCTTGGGGTATAGCACAAAATTATACATTAGCTGCAACAGAAAGTGGTGATTATATGGATGGTTCAATAGCACATTTTCATTATGTAGATGGAACAGCTCACACACCAACAACTTTCGGCGAAACAGATGCAACAACTGGAATCTGGAAACCTAAAACTTCACCATCGGTTACATATGGATCAAATGGTTTCTTTTTAAAATTTGATAATTCAGCAAACATGGGATTAGACTCAGGAGGTGGAGGAAATAACTGGACAACTAATGGTACAATTATTCAAAACAAAGACACACCTTCAAATGTTTTTGCTACATTTAACCAGTATGCTTTTACAGAAGATGGGCTATCCAATACAGTTTTTAAAAATGGAAATACTACTTTTGATAGTAATGAAACTGGAAGTGGTGTTTATACTACATCTTTTTCAACTTTAGGTGTCAGTTCTGGTAAATATTATTGTGAATATAAAACTACTCAAGCCGCTGGAGCTGGAAACATGTGTATTGGAATTGGAGAAGGTGATGGATTTGAAAGTTATTTCGGTGCAGGCACAAATAGTGTTATTTATTTAGGTGATACAGGCCAATATAGAAAAGGAGGCAGTGATACTAGTTATGGTAATACTTATGGAGTCGATGATATAATTGGTGTTGCTTTAGATTTGGACAACAATAAATTATATTTTTCTAAGAATGGAACTTGGCAAAACTCTGGTGACCCTACAAGTGGTTCAACTGGAACAGGTGCTATTTCTATAAGTGCTGCTTCAGCAACGTCAACTGGTTTTTATTTTTTTGGAGTTGGAGATAAATCTTCTTCAGGGACTTGTGAAATATCAGCAAACTTTGGCAATGGATATTTTGGGACAACTGCTGTATCATCAGCACAAAATCCAGATGATGGAATAGGAATTTTTGAATACGATGTCCCAGCGGGCTATCGAGCATTATGTACTAAATCAATTAATGCACAGGAGTATAGTTAATGGCACAAATAGATAAACCAAATTTACATTTTAATACTAAATTGTACACAGGTAATGGTGGAACACAATCAATTACAGGAGTTGGGTTTCAACCAGATTGGGTTTGGATTAAAAAAAGAAATGGCGCTGTTGGTCATAGACTTACAGATGCTGTAAGAGGTGCAACTAAAACTCTATTCTCAGATGATCCTGCTACTCAAAATACACTTTCAAATGGATTAACTGCTTTTGATAGTGATGGATTTAGTCTTGGTAATGAAACAGGTGTAAATAATAATTCTGATACATATGTATCATGGAACTGGAAAGCAAACGGAGCAGGTTCAGCTAATTCAGATGGAACTTTAGCATCGACAGTTTCAGTTAATACAACAGCAGGAATTTCAATAGTTAAATATACTGGAAATGGTTCAGCAGGTGCAACTGTTGGTCATGGTCTTGGAGCAAAACCAAATGTGATAATTTTAAAAAGTTATGAAAATGGACAACAATGGGCTGCTTATTGGGAAGCTCTAGGTGCAACAAAATACATGAGATTTAATACTACAAATGCAGTTGCAACATCAAACGCCCGATGGTACGATACTGAACCAACTACATCCGTATTTACAATTGGAAATGATGGTGAAGTAAACACAAATACTGAAGACCATATAGCTTATTGTTTTACAGAAAAAAAAGGATTTAGTAAATTTGGTATCTATAAAGGTAGAGGTTCTCAGTCTGCAAATAATAAATATACTTTTACTTATTGCGGATTTACACCTGCTTTTGTTTTAGTTAAAAATACTCAACAAGGTACTGATAACTGGTTTACATGGGATAATAAAAGACCAGGTTATAACCAAATACAAAAATACCTTTCAAGTAATAATAGTAATGCTGAAGCAGATAGTTCAAGTTATGCCATAGATTTTTTATCCAATGGTTTTAGACTAAGATCTGCAACAGGTGCTATTAATAATAATAATGAAAATATTATTTTTATGGCCTTTGCAGCCCACCCGATTGTGGGATCAAATAAAGTACCGGCGGTAGGACAATAATGAGTGAAGTAAAAGTAAATAAAATAAGTCCACGATCAGGAACTGGTGTACAGTTAGGAGATAGTGGTGACACTATTACTGTTCCTGCAGGTGCAACATTAACTGGTACACAGAATATTGCAAACACTGCACTTACAGGTTCAGGACAAATTACAATCAACGGTCAAGCAGTAGCGCTTGGTGGATCTATTACTTTAACTACAGAAAC